AAGTTAATGGAACTGTAGGAGGTACTACTTATAAATGGACAGGAGCAGATATGACAACAAAACCAAACTGGACACAAACCAATCCTACATCGGGAGATTCTTTCCAATTTACAGAAACATATCATGGTCCTGGTTTGCAGAACATAACCACAATCCAAAGAGACATAACAACAGAATCCGTTACTACTACTACCTCTGTATTCTCGCAATAATCTTAAGTCCTGTAAAAGTTTTAGCAAATGCTGTCAGTCAAAGTAATAGTGGGTCAGTTACTAATCAGAATTGGAATGTTAATAATGGTAGCTTTCATACAAACCAATATGGCGGTGGAGTTGTATGTCAGGGAGCAATGATGACCATAACTCCATTTACTACTTTTAATTCAAATTACCGCAAACCTTTTAGCCACTTTTATGAAACTCCTGTATATGATCCAACAGATATAGTCGGAGATTTTGATGATAATGGCAATGCTATAGGAGATGGGACACCTGATAACCCAGGCAATATTCTTTACTACCAACAAAACTATTCTGGTACAAATAAAGATAGCTATGCACTTGGATCAGGAATAACTCTAAATTTTTCTATTCCGTTAGATAGAGGATTACAGAAACAATGTAAAGAAGCTGCTGCAACTCAAACTAATATACAAAAACAAACCCTTAAGAACCTTGAACTTGATTGGCATTTTGCAAGATTAAAGCATTGCGGTGAAAAAAAGATTTCTGGAATACGTTTTAAAAAAGATAGTCCATATTATGATCTTTGCTCTGATATTGAGATAACTCCTCAAGCAAATCAAGTTTTACCTCATAATCATAAAATTATCAAAAAACCATAAAAATAGCCCTCTCAGATTGACTTGTAAGAGGCTTGTAAAAAAGCTTGCTTATGTTTATACCTTGTCTTTTTTCTTTTTTGTAATTTTTTTAATTAGATTTTTTACTAATGGTTTTATAGCGTTGAGAATAAGAGGTGTAGTCGCAGCCACACCAGCGATAAGAGTAGTAGAGACAACAGTACTAAATTCTGGTATGTATTGATCTTTAAAATCAACTTTTTCATAAATCGTTGTGCAATCGCCATTTTCTTCTCTAATATAATCCTTAATGCGTTCTAATTTTTTTTCGTTAACAAACGAGCCAATTCTTAAATCATTTTTACTAGGACAAGGTTCTAATTTTATTTCTTTCTTTTCCTTCGGTATGTCAGGTTTTACTTCTTTTGGTTTGGGGACTTCATTATTTTCTACTCTCTTTTCTTGTTCTTTATTTTCAACAATCTGTATTTTTCTTCTGTTATATAACATGGGTTCAAATGTAGGCATAGAACCATAGGAACAAGAAATAGTTGTACCTGTTGGATCGTCATCATACAACGCAGTATTTTTAGGACTTGCATCTCTGTGATACTTTACACATCCAGGTAATTTTATAGATGGCGGTGGTACGTTTAATACTTGATAAGGAGTATGTAATGGTATATCTATTTTTATTTCTGGTATAGAAATCTCAGGTATTTTTATTTCACTCATTTTTATCTATATCCCCAATAGAAATAGACCAGTTATTTTCTCCAAACTTCCCAACTTCTTTTATTTTAGGCTTTTTTATTTTTTTATCTAATTCTTTGTGATATTTTTTTATGTCATCATCAAGTTCTAGGTTAAACCTTTGCATCCGTAACCAGCTAATTAATTTATCTATGTAATATTTAACTAATTTCTTTAAAAATCCAAATACCATTAAAACTTAGGAAGTTTTGTTGGTAAAGGTAATGCAGGACTTGTCATTTCTGGTAACTCTTGATCTAAAACTTTAGGCATCATGCCACTCACACCACCTAAAATTTCGTTCATTATTTTTGACTTAAATTGTTCGCTAGTTACATACTTAAATGTAAAAAAACCACCGCCTAGTATTCCCAATACTAAAACAGTAGATAGAATGGAAAGATAATTACAAATTTTTTGGAACATGAGAGAAGCGTTTGCAAAAGCATTAGTACCTGTGACTATTATAACCTTTACAGGAATTATGGCTTTAGCACCACTTTATGTAACTTTAGGAATTATGACAAGGGCTAATGTATCAGATCAAAAATGAATATCTTTTTCCTACTCAAGTAGTTACAGGTCAAGTCCCTAATTTTAATAAAATCCAAGAACCTATGGTTAATTGGATGAATGATTATAAAAGTAAAAATCAAGGAATTGCAAAAATATCAAATAAAGGAGGCTGGCAATCAGAAAGCAAAGATGTTTATTTAGATGATGGATTTAAACCTTTTCAAGATTCTATGGTTAATTGCATAAATGAATTATGTCTTGAATTTAAAATTGGTAGGAAACTAAAAATAATACAAATGTGGATAAATATAAATGGTGCAAATTCTTATAATGTAAGTCATAGACATCCAAACTCAATATTAAGTGGTGTTTTATGGATAAAACAAAGACCTGAGATGGGAAGATTTGTTTTTGATAATATGGACAACGGATATAGAGATGCAATGCTACTTACAAATACTGATGTAAACCATTTACTACAATATAAAATGCCACCAGAATATGTCCCAGAATATAAAAATGGAACGATAATTATATTTCCATCAGGTCTTACTCATAGAGTAGAAATTAACGAAACTCAAGAAAACAGATATACTTTAGCTTTTAATATCGCCTTTGATTGATTTTGCATCAGAAGGTTTTATTTCTTCCTTTTGATTTTCTGTTGATAATAATTGAGCTTGTGCATCTTTAACACCTAATATCGCACCTTGATACCTGTCTTCATTTTTACAGGCAACATCATAAGCATTTTTTGCTTCTTCTTTTTGCTTTTGTATCATTACGAGTTGCTCTTCGTATTTTTTAATAAGTGCGTCTAGTGGATTGCTCATTAATCAGCAGCTTCTATAGTGTTTCCTTCTGCCACCCATTCTTGTATTGCTTGATATTCCATATTATTAGTGTCAATAGGTACATATATAACAGTCCCGTTAATTGTAGCTATTATACTGCTACTTTCAGATTCAAATTTTGATGGGGAAATAAATTTTGCTGATGAAATGTTCATTTTTTAAAGCTCCGATGTTGCCATGCCATATCTTCTAAAATATCCATTATTACTATTGGACGAATCATAAACTATTTGAAAATAAAGAAATCCTCGTTCATTACTATTTGGAGCAGAAGTATTATAAGAATTAAAAGTCCAGTTACTTGATTTAGATTCATTATCGACAGTAAAAGAAGGGGCTGCCCTCATTGGTGTCGTAAAACTTACAGTTGGTCCACCTAAATTTCCTGTAGCACCTGATGTATATTCAAAATAAGATAGATAAGGTTGACAATACCTCTGACATAAAGCAAGCTCCTGACCGAATGACCTATGCTCAAACGAGGTCGCATGATCTGAGACTTCTAATTGAACTCCTGTAATTTCAAATGTCGCATCATTTGTTGTGTACCATGTTGATGTATGATCTTTTGTCCTCGCAGAACTATTGTATGTTGCCCAAGCATTTTCTGTAACAGAACCATCTGTCCTATCTGTTCCCAAAAATGGTAAAATATTTATCTCAAGTCCATGTTCATTATTATTATCAAATTGTAAATTAGAATTGCCTGAAATTGTTTTTGTAACTTTTGTCCAAGTATCAGCAGATAAAGAACCTGTTGCGAAAGGATACTCATAATTTGTACCATCACTTGACCTTAAATAACCTTTAAAATCTTGTGCAACACTTGATTTTACCCAAAAAGACAAAGTGATATTACTGGAACTAGAAGTATAATTCCAACCTGAGTTAGCTATATCTTGTGCTTCTATAATGGTTTGAATCCAAATAAAATCACCACCACCAGCACCATTTGTTTGGTTGCCATTTGTTACTTTTAATGCTTTTCTAAAACCCGAAGTATATGGTGAAGTTCCACTTGCAACATCAACTTGTGCTTGTGTAGGAGATTCATCTGTGCCAGTATTAATAACTTTAAACCTATCAACAGTATAATAACCAGAAGATGTAGATGACGTACCACGTTCCGCTATGGTCATTGCTCCATTAATTACAAGATTTCGATGAGAGAGTTGTCCAACTGTTGGTACAAAAGAAGTCGCAGTAACGATACCAGTAGTATTAATTGAAGGGTTGCCACTTAAACCTGATGCAGTGTCAGCATTACCAGTGACATTACCAGTAACAGTACCCACAAAACTCGGAGCAGTAACAGAACTTGTGACACTCGCAATTCCAGCGATGGTTATTGTAGAACCACCACCAAC